CAAGTGGTATTGTTATTTACGAATTTGATTACAAAGATAAATCACTTGGTCAATATAGATATTCTGGTGTTATGGCTCAAGATTTATTAGAATCGCACCCGTCCGCTGTAATTAAAAACAACGATGGAACTTTAAAAGTAGATTATTCACAAATTGATGTTGACTTCAGGAGGGTTGATTAATGGCAGTAAAAAGAAACACAAAAACAACAGTAAAAAGAAACGCAATGGCTCAAGCTTTAACGGTGCCACCAGTTGCAACAAATGAACAAGGCGTGACAGTTCAAAGAGTTAATCCCGTAGCGGGTACTTCTTATTCTGACGCTACCAATAGATTGCGCTCAGGACAAGAAATTACTGAAAGCGCAATACAAGGTAGAGGCTTTGACCCCCGCGGCGGTATTGGTGTTGCTGTTGCTCAAATTGCAACGGCTGGCATCGGCGCTTGGGCGCAAAATACAGCAAGAAAAGAATTGGCTGAAATAGAAGTTAATCGCCAAAATAAATTAAGTTCATTATTGACTTCAAAAGGTTACACGCCAGAATCCGCAAGCGCTATAGCTTCAATGACTACCCCCGAAAGTGGCTCTAGTATTATTGGAAGCTTTATTAGTCAAGATATGGCTAAAAACGACCCCGCAACACAATTAAGTTTACAAAAAAGTCAAGCGGAAATATCTAAATTAAACGCTGAAACAAATAAAGTTAATAGAGAAGCGGCTGGTGTTGGGTCTCCTGATATTGCAAAAGTATTTGACAACACATCAAAATTGCGCGAAAGTTTAATCAATAATAGTAAGGAATTCCAAGGCATAAAAGCTGGCTTTGAAAAAGTTAAAATATCTGCAAGCGATCCAAGTCCTGCTGGTGATATATCTATGATTTTTGCCTTTATGAAAACGCTTGATCCTAATTCAACAGTCAGAGAAGGCGAAGCGGCAACCGTTGCAAATGCGGGCAGTATCGATTCAAGAACCGCCTCCCTTTATAATAGAACTTTAAGTGGCGAAAAACTTCCGCCAGAAGTTCGTGCGGATTTTGTTGATCGAGCGACAAAGCTTTACAATCAAGCTGCTAAATCGCAAGAAAAAACTAATAATCAATATCGAAAAATTGCCATACGCAACAAATTAAACCCTGAAGATGTGATTGTAGATTTCACTACTACCCTTGAACAACCGCCAGCGCAACTAAGCGGTCAATCAATTGCGCCACAACAAAATGTTTTTAAAGTATTAAATGTGAGGGACAGATAATGCCAATAGCAACAGTGCAATTGCCTAACGGGAAAATAGCTGAATTAGAAGTCCCTCAAGGCGCTACTCCTGAACAAATTGAAAGCTTTGTGATGAGTAGCCCCGAACTCGGTGGACAACAAGCACAAGCCCCTGAGCAACCTATGCAATCGCCCGCAGAATTAGAACAAATTGCTAAAAAACAAGCTTATTTGCAAGAAAATTTACCAATATCTCAGGGTATAGTCGGACTTGAAACTGTTGAAAATGTAAGAAGGGGCATAAATACTGGCTTAGGAAACGCCGCTATTGGTGCTTTTCAAGCCGCTACTGATGTTGGCGAAAAGGCTGCAAGCTTAATAGAAAGGCTATATTTTGGCGATAATCTTAACATGAATACTATTGGCGATAGGTTAGCCAATCAAGTCAAACAAAGAAACGAATTACAAGCGCTACTTCCAACTTCACAAAGAGTAGGCGTTGCGATTGGTGAAGCTTTGCCGTTTTTAACAACTGGCGTTGGGACTGGTGCAAAAGTTGCACAAGTTGCTGGTAAAGTTGCTGGTATAACCGCAGGTGGCGCAGTTGGTGGCTTAGTGCCAAGTGCATTATCTCCGCAAGAACAAGCAGGATTAGAAAATAGAGCTATGCAAACTGTAAAAGGTGGTGCGGTTGGTAGTGCGGTTGGTGCAGGGTTTGGAGTTGCTGGCAAGGCGGTTGGCGCCGTTGGTAAACCCATTTCAAAATTTACTTCTTCATTAATTGACAGGGTAAAATCTGAATTAGGAAACACAGAAGTATCTAAAAAAATTGCTACCGAGCAATTAAAAAGTGGTTTAGCTAAAGAAGGTGTAGATATTTCTCAAGCTTTAAAACAGACAAGTCAAGAAGGTAAAGATTTAGTTGACATTTTAGATCCTAGATTTGCAACTTTAAATCAAGGCTTAAAAAATTTGAATCGACCAGAAACAATAAAAATTGCCGACCAATCTTTAGCTAGAATAAGCGATACAACAAACAAGCTTCAAAATAAAATTGTGAATTTAATTTCTGAAAAGAAAATAAGCCCCGACCAAGCTGGCGAAATTTTAGGTAGAAATTCTCAAAAAATTTTTAATGAAGCTTTGCAAGCTAGAAGAGCAAAAGCAGCGCCATTGTATCGCAAAGGTCTAGAAAGTGGAACAAAGGTTGATTTAAACACAGTATTAAGTCAAAATACTGCGGAAATTAGCGATTTATTAGGAGTTGAGGGTAAAGAATTAACACTTAAAAGTTTATTAAATTCTCCAATAATTAAAAACTCTATTTCTCAAGCAAGAGCCAAATCACTAGAATTTGCAAAATCTCCTGCAGAAGATATTTATGGCAGGATTTATCAAAAAACAAAACCTGTTTATCAATCAAAACAAGTTTTTACTGGAAGAGATAATTTTACAGCGGCGCCAATTTATAAAACTGAAACAACTTTAAAAACTCCATCAATCTATAAAATACCAGACAACGATATAAGAGTTTTACACGCTGTTGACAATATTCTTTATGATAGAATTAATGAAATTGCACAAACTGGAGCAACAAAAGAACAAACAGCTTTAGGAATTATTAGAAAATCAATCGGCAACCTTTTAGACAATTCAAACAATGATTTAGCAAAGGCACGCAGATTGTGGCAAAAAGATACTGAAAATTTAACTTTTGCTAAAAACAGTTTAATTGGTAAATACGCCAAATATTACAAAGAAGGGCGCACTGATGAATTAACAAAAGCCGCAATGAATGTTTTAGACTTGCCAACTAATAAAATTACAAAAGCTAGACAAGCTAATCCGCAAGAATTTAATGAATTATTAAGATCATCAATTGAAAATAGAATTGCATCAATTCAACCATTTGATGAAGGTGTTATAAATCCTAGGGCATTTACAAAAGCATTTTTTTCGGACGGTGGCAAAAATTTAGAAGCTGCGGTAGGCGGAGATAAAGGAATAGTTAAAGGATTTAAAAATTTAGCTGAAAATTTAGATATTAAATTTCAAAGAAATAGAATTACAAAATCTGCAATGGAAAGTCAGGCAAAATCAGTTAGGATTCCCACAGGAAAAACATCAGCTGTTAATAGAGTATTTGAATTTGTTGAAAATAGACTTGTTTCTAGCCCAGAAGTCCAGAGGGAATTTGTAAACGGATTATTTACTTCAGAAGGTCAGCAAATGCTAAAAACTATAGCTAGTAGTGAAAAAAAAGTTCAAGAACAAATAGTCGACAATTTTATTAAAAAAATTATTACAACAAACGCAATAACACAAACAATAAATCAATAAATATATGGCATTTAACGGAACAGGAACATTTTCAAGACTTTACAATTGGGTAGCTGACAAGGTAAACGCAATTCCAGTTACAGCATCAAGAGTTGATGCAGAGCTTGATGGCATGGCAACTGGATTGTCTCAATGTATTACAAAAGATGGACAAACTACCATCACAGCAAATATTCCTTTTAACAGTAATAAAATCACGGGCGTAGGCAACGGAACGGCAAGAACCGATGTTATTAATGTTGGTCAAGTGCAAGATAACCAATTCCAATATTTAGGAACTACTGGGGGAACTGCCGATGCTTACACATTATCACCTTCACCAACAATAACAGCTTACGCAACTACTCAACAAATTACTGCAAAGATAAGCGCTACTAATTTGACAACAACCCCTTATCTACAAGTAAGCGCAATTGCTAGCCCAACAACTACGGCAGTTATTAAAAAATTAAGCGCTACTAAAACTGAAATTGCGGTCGAAGCTAGTGATTTATTAATTAACGGCATTTACCATTTTCAAAGAAATTCTGCCAATGATGCTTGGATAATATTAAATCCTGAGAAAGCTTATTTTAATTTAATAAACGCAACTAAAGCCACCACCACAACTCAAGGCGTTGCTTACCTCAACAATCTAATCAGTGTTGCAAATAATGTTGCATCTCCAAACGATGTCGTAGATTTTGGAGCGGGAACTTTTATAACATCAGCGGGCAATCAGATTTATTTACCCGCAATTACTAAAAAAATTCAATCAAGCGGTGCGTGGACAGCTGGAACGGGACAAAATGGATTAGATTCTGGAGCAAGAACCGCAAGCACATTTTATAGAACTTATGTTATTCAAAATAACTCAAGTTTAGCTTATGATATTTTGTTTAGCACTTCCGCAACTTCACCTACAGTTCCTAGCGGTTATACAAATTTAGGCATCATTAATTATGCCATTATAAGAGTAAATGCTTCTACAAATATTGCAACCGCTATATGGGATGTAAATGAGAAACAACTTGTTTTAGGAGCGGGTCAAGCAATTCAAATATTTAGTGGAGTAGCAACTGGTCCCGGAAACACAGTGGTAATGAATACCACAGAGAAATTAGAATTTAAAATTAGGTTGTCTTTAGCAACCTCAGGTGCTGGGGGTTCTGATATTTCAGTATATGGAAGCGAGCATGATGGCAACGATAGTTATGATGTCGCACAAGCTACTACAAATAATGGATTTACCACATCAATTGGTCCAGTTTCAATTTGGACTTCTGACGGCAAAATTTATTGGAAAAACTTTTCAACGGCAGGTGGGGTTTCAAACCAGACCTGCAAAATAAAATCAATCAAAATTAGGAGTTAATTATTATGTATTTCAAGCAAAAATTAGATGGTAGTTTTACAATTTTTGAATCGGATTTAAATTTTGATATAGATATTGCCACAAAACTTACTGACGAAGAAATAAAAGTTTATTTGCTCCAAAAAGCAAAAGACGAAAAACTTACTAAACTTGAAGCTTTTATTTTAGCAAAAAAAACAGAGCCGTTTACTACGCACAAAGCACCAGAAATTACAGGAATTAATCCTTATACTTTTGGGGCTGATGTTCAATTTACTTGGTTTGTTGATGCAATACCAAATAGCAATTTGACACCCGAAAGCATTTTAAGTAAATGCACATTAGATACGGTTGATTGTATAAACGCAGCTATTAATAATAGCGTTGATTTTGCATCATTAAAAACAAACTACGCTAATTTATTAAAACAAAAAGTTGTTCCCTACAGCACTACTATTACTAAAAATGGTAAAGAACTTGCTGGAGCAATTAATGTTTTTTCGGTTGCCTTGACTCTTGCAAATCATATTCAGCAACGGGAAATTTATAATAACATAATTAAAAAAACAAAGACATTCCAAATCAATGCTTGTAAAAGCGTCGATGAAGTTGAAGCAATTAAATTTGAGGGTTAATGAAATCAGGTTTTGAATTTTTGGACGAACCAATTTACGCACCAAAAAAAGATAAAAAAGATAAAATTGTTCTCAAAAAAGATTTAAGATTTTATATCTATTTTGCTGGTCAAAGACTTCCTGAGCCTTATGTAATTCCTGCAGGTTTTGAATCTAACGGCTTTTCAATTCCGTTTATTTTTAAACCTTTTGTTAGCAACTTTGATGTTGGTGTTGAAAATGCAATTGCGCACGACTTTTTATATTCAGAGCTAAAAACCTTTGACATGTTTCGTAGAGATGCGGACATGGCGTTTTACAGCGGGCTACGCAATAGTAATTTAGAAGTTTGGAAATCTAAACTTTTTTATTGCGCTGTTATTACCGCTGGTGGTAAACATTGGAAAAAGAAGATATGAATGAGATAATGCAAATTATGAAATTGATGGAGCAAGCTCCTAATTTTTCTACAGCAGGAATTGCCTTATTTGGTTATTGTTTATTTCACACAATTAAAAGCAAAGCAAATAATGAAATAAATAAAAAAATGGATGAAAGGTTTAAGCCTCTTGAAGATAAAGTTGGAAATATAGAGAAAAATGTTAATTTTATAATTTCAAATATTTGCCCCAAAAATGGACTTTAAAGATTTTATAAATCAAATCAAAGAATTAGCAGACCCCGCAGTATTTGCTATTATTGCAAAACTTGCTATTGCTTTTTATTTTTTAAAGCTTTTATACAAAGGGTTTAAAGAACTTTTAAAATTAGCTTTTGCAGTTAAGGAAAAAAAAGACAACTTTGAAGAATCACAAGTACAAATTAAAGAAGTTAAAAAAACTTTGAATAAAGTGCAAGAAGCTCTTGATAAAACAGATTTAGCCAATAAAAAAAGAGACGAAGAAACACATAAATTAATTAAACAATCAATGTTAGACTCTGAAAAAAGAATATCAAAAATAGAAGAAAATTTAAGCTTTTTAAACGCTTACAGAGATGTAAAACACGATAAAGATGAGGAAACTGTTGAGGCAAGGCAAACTATGAAACTAGTATTAGAAAAATTAACTTTAATTAATAAATAACATGTTTACAAAAAAAACAGGCGCTGTACTTTACGGTATTTTATATATATTTGCTTTTTATTGCTATTTTATTTTAATAGGAGTTGACATTTTTAGACCCGTAAAACAAGAAACATTTGACTTGTTAGGCAAGTTCTTGTTTTATGCTGGGAGTGGTTTCTTTGCGATTTTAGGCTTAGGAACTGTATCTTTATTTAAAAAATAATGTTTAATTCAATTTTGCCATTAATTCTCAAATCCAAAAACTTTGTAATCGGAGTTATTGGAGTAATTTTGCTTTTGTTTATTATTAGCTTTGTTAATAATTATTTTGAAGTTCAGGATAAAGTTAAAGAGTATGAAAGAATCGAGGCTATTGTTAAAACTCAAAACCAAAACACAAAAGAAAATGTTGAAATTATTAAAAAAAGAAATATTAATAATTCTATTGCTGACCGTGAGCAGTTGCTCGAAAAAATGTTTAGTGAGTAATAATTATTGTGAAAATATACCAGTAATTAATAAAAACCATTTTAAATCAGTAATAAACAATAAAGACATTTTTAATAGTCTTGCTGTAATAAAATCAATAAAAGATTGCGGTTGCTTAGACCCGTCTTTACAAAATCAATGTTTTGAGAGGTTTAAATAATTTATGGGAATTTTAAAAAAAATTAAAGACTTTGTCATAAGTACACAAATTATCACAATTGACGATTTAGAAACTAAAAACTTTAAAAAAGAAGAATGGTTTAAAACCAACACGGGTTTAGATAATACTCCTAAGCTTGGTATTTTAACTTGCTTGATTTATACTTCAAAAAAAATGCAAGCTATAAGAGATGCGATTAACTTGCCAATTGATATTACTAGCGGTTATCGAACACCAGAAGTAAATAAAGCGGTTAATGGAAGTCCATCATCAAAACACATGCAAGGTTTGGCTTGTGATTTTCGTATTATTGGCAAAGACATTGAGGAGGGCGGTAAAATTGTGGCTAACGCTTGCAAAAAAAACAAAATTAGTTTTGACAAAATATTAATTGAAAGAGGTTGTATTCACATACAATTTAATTTAGAAGAAAAAAAAGACGACAACTTTGTCGGATTTGCCAAATTAATAAATGGCGAATGGGTTGTTACAAATGCTTAATTATAAATCTATGATAATATTCTTAATCCTATTCTTTTTTACAACAACCGCAAAAGCGGAAGTTTACGAGTGGAAAGTCATTAGAATTGTTGATGGCGATAGTTTAGAGATTGCCAATCAATTCTTGCCAGAAGAGTTAAAGCTTTTTGTAAGAGCCAAAGGCGTTGACACTCCTGAAAAAGCCCCGCGCGCTAAATGTGAAAAAGAAAATGCTCTAGGACAAAAAGCTACAATATTTACAAAAAAAGCAATTCAGAATGCTCAAAAGAATAATCAAAAAATTACTTTTACCGAAATTAAGTGGGACAAATACGGCGGTCGAATTGTTGCCAAAGTCTTTATCAACAATAACGATTTAGCTCAAGACCTGATTAAAAACGGGCTTGGTAGGGTTTATTTTGGTGAGAAGAAAAAAAGCTGGTGCGATTAATTATTACACTCAGTTTTTTCCACAGAATAATAATTTACAATTTTTGACATCATAAAAATACTACCGAACAAAATCCACAAACAAATAGTTGCGGTTATTATGTATATTATACCAGCTCCACATTTTTTTAATATTTTTGTCATTAAACCTCTAAAAATAAATATTCTGGATAAGTAAATTTTACCAACTTTCTTTTAATAATGTAAGCTGGCAATTTTTTGGTAAAAGACGATTTAACATCTTCAATTACAAATGAACCTTTTTCAATATCAAAATAAACAAAATCAGCTACATATTTAATCCCCCTCTCAGTTATACCTTGCTTATCTTTAAAACTGGGCAATAAATTAAACGAGCTTTGTTTTGTCAAATTTCTAATAACTCCGGCTCTTTGCATTAATTCTAATTCTTTAAAGCGTTTAGCTTCTTTCTTAGAATCAAAACCATCTGCGGTTTTAATATTTTTATATTTGCTACCTTTTTTTCTTTTAAAAATCATATTTTATTTTTGTTGATATTCTAGTTAATAATCAAATTATTATTTTGCTTTGGGATTATTCTTTAATTAAATAGTTTTTTATTTCATTATTAATTTTTTCTTCTCTTCTGGCTAACGCTACAAAAGCTTTTGCAATTATTTCTTCTTGCTCTAAAACATGTTTTTTAAAATCTGTTTCTTTTTTGCTTATATCTTTAAGTTTTTTTTCAGGATATTCGGTTTTAATAAAAGACCCGATTAATTTAATCTTGTCTTCTAAATCTAAATTAATTGCATTTTGCCATTCGATGCTAGGTTCTCCTTTTTCATATAAGCAAATTTTATTAAGTTTAAAAATTGTATTAACTAGTAAATTTATATTGTCCCTTAGTCTTTCCATCTCTTGAACTTTTACCTCAAGTTGTCTTACTGTTAAATCGCGAAAATCTGTCATATTTTATTTATTTTTGTTGTTGTTCTAGTTGATAATCAAAATAGTTTGTTTCTTAAAAACAATTAAATCTGATAATCAAATTATTATTTAGTTCTTACGCAAACAAATTTACCACCTTTGAATCCAAAATTTTTAAATTCACTTACAGTTTGCTTGCCAGCTTCTTCGCATAATTGTTTTGTTTGAAAACCCGAAACATTATTCATTGCGACAGAATCACTTTGACTTAACATTCCGGCATACATAAAAATTACCAATACATATTCTACCATAATTTACTCCTTTTGTTAATATTTAATTGTTAATTTTTTTACCGATTTTACATCGCCGACAGTCATTAATTTAGCTTTCTCAATTGCTTCATTAATGCTTGTTTCGTCGTGATAACTTTCATTGCTATATTTTGCCTCAATTTCAAATTGATTAGATTTGAACCTTGCAAATTTATAATCTTTCATAGATTGTTTAACTTGTTCTTTAATTTCTTTATCAAGTTTTTCATACTCTTTATTTATTTCCTCAAGCTCTTTTAATCGTGCTAATTTAGCCGACAAATTGCTTTCAATAGGTAATTCAAGAGTTCCTTTCTCAAGTGCCAAAAACTCGTCAATTTGCTTATCTTTTTTAGTTTTATCAGCCTCGTCTTTATTAAATAAAGTGCCTTTTTCAAATTCAGCACTAAACCAAATTAAGCTTGCAGTTAATGCTCGAACCATTTTTGTGTCTAAGCCAACCTTAAAAGTTTTTGAGTTTAATATTTGATGCTCTTTATTAACTGTTTTAACTCCTGCGATATGAACTTCGCAAATTTCTTTTTCATGAAGCCACAATTGAGCTTGAGTTTGAATATAATAATTAAAAGGCAAACCATCATTTTCAATTTTAAACCACTGGCTTATGTCAGTTGTTTTGCATTCAAGAATCTCGTTGTCGTTTAAAATATAATCTATGGTCGCTCTAAACGGGAATTTACAATTTTTAATTATTTTATCTTTTACTGTTTGAGATTCGGTAATTTCACAATACCATTCTCTTAAACTAAAATAGTTGTCTTTTACTGCCTCTTCCATCTCTTTGCCTCGCGACATAGCTTTATTATTTGTAAACTCATTAAATCGTTTAAATTGCTCTCTATCGAGCATTAATTTTTTACCAAGCGAATATCTCGTTTCAAGATAATTAGGCATTGCTTCTAGTTTTTGGCTTATTGTTTCACTAATTAAATTTTCAGCAAATAAGTTAGCCGAATATTCTTTTACGATGCCAGCAATTTCACTTGCACCAATAATTTGAAATCTATCTTTCATTATTCACCCTCCTTAGCAACTCTAAACTCTTCTGCTTTTATAGCGTCAATTTCTTCTTGAGTTAATGTAGCTTCTTGTTCTTCAACAACTTCATTTTCAGTTTCAAAATCAACTTTTGGTAAATCATTAATAACTTTTGGCTCTGATTTAGTTTCTTGATTTAAATCAAAATTTTCATTATCTTTATTAACAAGATTATCTATTTGCTCATTGTTTAAGCCAGCAAATATTACTTTACAGCCTCTTCGGATAATAGCCACCTTTGCTTTTTCTTCAAACCAATCTTTCCAAATAAAATCTTGCTTGGCACTTTTTCTAATGTTGATAATTTCTGCTTTAGAAACTGTTTCAATTTTAGCAATTTTTCTATTACCAAGAGTAAAAGAAATATAGCAATAACCGCCAATAATTTTATCTTGTCCAGCAAAAGGGTCTTTAATCGTGTGCGTGTATTCTTCAATATCACCATCCTTTCTAATTGAAAAAATATCACCTTCTTTTACAAGATTTACAACAATATTTGCATCGGGAAAAGCTCTTTTAATTGCGAAAATAAATCCACGATAACCAACTTGCAAATTAACATTAGTTCCGTATTTAACTAAATGACAATGTTGCCTTGAATCAATTTCAAGTCCTAAATCTATCGCTTGCTTTACTGCGGTTAAAATTGAAAGAGGCGTGCAAACTGATAAATCTTTTTTTGGATCTGATTTGCTTTTAGTAATTTCAAGTAATACGGATTTAATATATTTATTAGCATCGCCGTTATAAAACTGAGGTAATTTCTCCGATAATGTTGTTTCAATTTTTGAAATTGTTGTTATTGCATTTTTCATATTTTTAAAGTTAAGTTAATATTATTTTTTAAAGTTTTATTTTCAATTATTTGTCAATCGGAAATTGCCATAATTCGTCAGCATTAATTTCTAGAGAATGCTTGATTCTTTGTAACATCAATTTTAGTTCTTTATGTTCTCCATTGTCATCTAATCTGTCTATTAAAACATCTAATCTCCCACAATTAAACATTAAATTACTTATAGAATTTTGAATAAATTTTTCTTGCTTTTCCATATTTTTATTTGTTAAGTTAATATTTTTAAAAAGGTTTTTATGTGGTGCTTGCAATCATGATATTACTAGCTAAACTAATAGTCAAGTATTATTTTTAAAAATCTCTATTTATTAGTTTTAAAATCTCCGCTATAGTTTCTTTTCTTTGTTCGCCTAAGAAATCTTTAGTTAAATCCCATCTGATACTTTTTACTTTATCCCAGTTCCCTTTGCCATAAAGTGAATAAACAATAATACCATCGCTTCCCATTGAGAACTTTAGCAAATTACTTTCAATCCTATTTTGATGAATAGCCAGTAAAACTTTATTTAGTGTAAAATTTTCTCCAATATATTTTTTAGCCATATTATTTTACCCCCAAAATTTCGTTCATTTTATCGCTTAAAACACTTTTAGTCTCATCAACAAATTTGTAGCACAAGATTACTGTCCCCTTTTTCTTTTTGCCTTTACCTCTAAAATAATAATCTTGGTGATTATGCTTTGTTTCTTCATTAACCGCATTAGCAACTTCGATAGCGTCAATTATATGTCTTAAATTCTCGGGCTTAATATCAAGCTTTAAAGCTAGTTGATTAATGTTTTTCGCTTCAATAAAACCTTTTGTCCTGATTGAAGCTAAAATATAAGCTGTTTTGGTTTCTTTCATATTTTAAAATTTAATTAAGTTTTTCTCATGAAGTAAAATAATCATTCTGCCTGCGGTGTCGGCTAGTGATTCGTTTTCTTGAATACGACAATAAAATTGAAATTCAATTTTAGGTTCTTTTGCATATCCAAAGCTTATTTTATCAAAGTAAAATTTTGATTGTGGAGTTCTATCAATACCAACTTTTATTTTTTCAGGCAAAGCATTTATTAAAATCTCTAAATCGTAAGATTTTAACAAAAAATATTTGTTGTTATTTGAATAATATTCCGCTTTAAATTTGTCTGGAGCGATTTCAGTAAAATAAAAATTAGTTTCTTTATCAAACCCAATCTCCGCAAGCTTTTTTGAAATTTCGTAATTTGTTGTTTTAGTCATAAGTTTTTAATTGTTTCTAATTCCTATACAATACTTATTCGGGTCTTTTATGTTGGTGTTTTTGCAAGCTTTAATAAATAATAAAGATGGTAAACTTGCTATAAATGGTAGCAATAATGCAAATAGCAATACTAATACCATAGTTTTACTCATACTATCTCCTTTTCTTGTTCTGGTGGATTCGGTAAAGGCATCCAGTGAGTTGGTTGTGAATAAAATTCATGATCTAATTCCCCACTATACTCAGCCAACTCCCATCGTTTGTAATAACTCCATCTTATTATTACAATTTGACTAGAATAATCGCTTTCCTCTTCAAGTGGAAAAAAAGCTAAAATTCTAGTTCCGTAAATTTTAGTTTCGTCTTTTGGCGCTGTTTCAATTGGTTGCCATTCGTTCATACTATCTCCCCTCATTCATTTCCCAAAGCCCTTCCGCTCTGGTCGCTTCTTTTTCGTCTTCTGTTTGGTTTTCCGCCCAATATTCATCGAGCTTATCTTGAATTGCTTGATTGATTTTTATTGTTTGTCTTTTCGATAAATAAACTTCGTGATTGCCGATAAAAAGCCAAATATTGTTGTTTGGGTCGATATGCTTAGCATTGGCTAAATACATTACATTCGCACTATAATTAATTAATATATCAATTGCGGTTTGCAAATTGTTATCTGAGTAAGTCCTCTTTTTAACGACAACCTGAAATAAATCATTTTCAAAAACAAATTCTTCAGCATCTTTAGTTAAAAGCTTAATCAATTCCTCTTGTAATCTATCAGTAATTTTTTGATTCTGACTTGGTTTAAATCCTTTAACTTCGCTTGCATCTTCGCCGTGGATTGTCTTTTCGATGTAACGACCATAAGGTCTATAAAGAATATTAGGATTAGTGTTTAGGTGGTGCAAATCATATAAGCTATCCTCAAGAACCCCGTTAGCATATTGCAAAAATTGTTTTCTGTTTTTAAAAATTTCAAATCTCATATTTTTTTTGTTTTAAGTTAATATTTGCCTTTTTACAGAAGGCTAACTGTTGAGGTCTTTGCCCCTGTCAATCTCCGTTCTCTGAGTCCACTTAGGATTTAGTTTCGGAAATTTCTGCCTTCATCTTTACCTAGGCTAGGTGGCAATTGCTAGAATCGAACTAGCCAAGGGGAATGACCCTAACGCTCTATAAAAACGCCTCTACCCAAAATTGCCTTATAAATATTCAAAAAGCTAGTGTTGGCAGGATTCGAACCTGCGAACGAGTTAATCTTAGTAATAACGATGATCCCTGTTACCGACAACTTACAAGGCTATTACTCCTTTTAGGTGCTTTAAACCCCTCAGCCACAACACTAGCCATTTAAATATTCACGATTTTATTGCCCGTAGCTTTCCGAGCATTTTCAGTTCGTCGCAATCTGCGACGATGTCACTATTTTCTTGGCGGAAGATTAAGGATTCGAACCTTAGCAACATTTCTGTTGTATAGATTAGCAATCTATTGCATTACCGCTCTGCCAATCTTCCCCTAATATTTACGATTGTGGTCTCTGGCGAGAAACTTTTCATTCTTCTTCGTTTTTAATTTTTTAAACTCTATTCGTCAATAAAGAACAGTCTATGACCACACCAAAGATATTTTATTCACGATTTATATTTTTAAAAGTCTTTTTATCAACCTTCGCAACATATGCTATACTAAGCTTTTTAATGTGTCAAGAATTATTTTTAAAAATAATTAAAATATTTTATTTGCGCAAGTTATCCCAAGTCGCGCAAGAGAATAAAAAAGTTAAAGAGACAATTAAAGATAAAATTAAAGATAAAATGTAATTTATTCTATAATCTTGTTGCCAATTAATAAAATTAATATCTCCAATGACAAAAGAAAATATTAAATAAAGAATAACCGCAATATGTGCTATGATTCCTGCAATAGTAAAGTATTTCATGATTTTAAATATTTATTTTATTGAAAAGTAGTAATTAAAACTCCTACTATCGCAAATCCTATTAATAATATTCCCGCTACTTCCATAATTACTCCTTATTTTAAATTAATAACATTCACTAATTGTAATTGTGATTTCGGAATTACTTCGTCGATCCACTTATTTTGAATAATACAACTATCCGCACTTGAAAGAATAATCTTTGCTTGCGAATAGTTTTTTAATGTCTCGGCTTTATCAACCCCTTTTATATCTTCTTTCTCAAGAAAATTATCCAAGATTATAAAACTAAAAATATTATTTTTAAGCTCAATAATTGCATCAACAAAATTATCAACACAAGTTAAATTAACATCTAATATTTTAGCTTGATGTTTTAACAACATTGTTAATATTTCCGAGTCTTCGATTAATAGAATTTTCACAATTGTTTGTTATGATTGTTAATAAACTCATCTAAGTTAAAAGATGAATTTTGTTTTATAATTTCGTCGATTTTTTTAAAATTACCCGCTGATATTAAGGCTTCGTATTGCTCAACACTGTCGAAGTATTTTAAAAAAATATCTCTGTTCTGATGATAAAGTTTTGCTTTACTTGCATTTGCGATAGTTTTTGCAAGTATTGTTTTAATGTGAATCATTTGCCTCCCAGAATTTGCTTTGTTTGCCGTTGAAGTTAAATAAAATGTCCCCGCATTCGCCTTCGCGATTCTTAGAAACAATTATATCTGCTTTGCCCTTTAAATTATTGTAGCACTTAAGCCATTCGTCATAATGCTTTGAGTGTTCGGGAACTTTTTCACGCTCTAAGAAATATTCCTCTCTATGTGTAAACATTACAATATCCGCATTTTGCTCTATAGCTCCCGAGTCTCTTAAGTCGCTTAAAATTGGTCTTTTATTTTCTCTCGAATCTCCAGCTCTTGATAATTGCGACAAGGCAACAACAACAATATTAAAGTCTTTTGCTATTTTCTTTAAACCCTCAGCAATTCTTGATATTTGTTGTTCTCTTGAGAATTCTTTACCCGAGCTTGCGATTAATTGTAAATAATCGATACAAATCATTTTAATATCATTTTTAAGCATTGCCCGTTTAATCTTGCTTCTAATTGTTAAAAGATTTATGCCATTTTCTTGATCGAGTATTAAATTATAATCTTTCCAAGTGTGTCTATTGTTTTCTATTGATAGCTTGTCGGCTTCGGTTGTTGCTCCGATTTTTAATCTATAAGCACTTGCCCCCGTTGTTTCATTTAGAAATTTTCTTGCTAGGCTTTTGTCCGATACTTCCATTGAAAAGAATAAAACTCCTTGAGTTAGAGAAACATTTTTAGCAAAGTTTAAACAAAATGTAGTCTTTCCGCTCGATGGTCTGCCACCGATAATAACTAGATTACCAAGCTCGAAGCCTCCAGTTAGAATATCTAATTTATCAAAGCCCGTAAAGATTAATTCTTTTTGATGATTAGATAAAACATCATCAATAACTTTGTCAATCTTTTTAGGCTGGTTAGACATGTTTATTGATATGTCTGCTATGTCTCCCTCTAATTTGTTTTTAATAGCATCAAAATCGCTTGTTTTATCGCTTATAATTAAATTTAATATCTTTTTTAGCTCTCTTATTTGCCATAACCTAATTATTTCATTTGAATAAGATTCCATATCAACTAATCCACTAGTAGCATTGGATAGGTTTTTAATAATCTTAACATCAATTTCATTATTTTTAACAAATGTTGAAATAATCCTAAAGTCAACAACCTCACCGTTTCCGATTCTTTTAATAACTTCTTCAAAAATCTTTTGATAATCAGCAAAGTAAAAATGCTTTGCTTCGAGGTTTGGTGATTTTAACAAATACATGTTATTTGAAAGAATAGTTCCCAGTAGGGCTTCTTCTATCTCTTGATTGAAATTTTCTTGTTCCATGTTATTTGTTTAAAAGATGTTGATATTCACTTAAAAATTTAGGTTTATCATTGTTTTTGTAGTTATTATTGTAATTATTTATTTTTGGTTCAAATACTCCTTGATAGGAATTTTGGATTGAATTTTCTAAAGCTTCATTGGCAAAGCCTTTTTGTTTTGTTTCAAATTTTATTAGGTTTTTTATTAACAACTCTCTTGCTTTTTCTGTTAATTGTTTTTTAATTTTTATACGCATTTCAACAAAAGCATTAAATAAATCTTTATTTATAAAGATTGGTAAATCACTATCATTCTTACTATCACTATCACTATCATTCTTACTATCACTATCGGTATTTTTGGTATCTTTTGGTATACCAGTTTTACGAGTGGTATTTTTGGTATTAGGTTTATTCCACCTCTTTGCAATATTGATTTTATTCCTTTCAACAACATTTTGATACTTTTCTTCATCTCTTTTAAATTGATTTAAAAACGGCTCAAAAATGCAATCAATCATTTTTTCAGTAGGCAAAATGTTTTGAGTTTGGAAGTTATAAATTGCTTTAAAAAGTTTTCCAGCTTCTTCATCTGATAGTTTATTTAAGATTGATAAACTATCTTTGTGTAGTATAAAAGATTTATTTTGTAATATTTGAGTTGTCATTTGAACCTACCTTGTTTATTAAAATTGAGAAATCAAAAAGACTCCACATAGCTTTGCGAATAACATCAATGTGTTTTTTATCATAACCAGCCATCTCTAATAATTCGAGAGTGTCAGCTATTTTTTTGCTTGCTTTATCTTGTATTTCTTGATTAATCATTGTTGAACCTACCTTTTTTTGCATAAAATGCCCTTTCATAATATTTATTAATTTTTGTTAGTCAAATTGTTTATTTCTTCTTTTAATTCTTCATTTTCTTTTTCGAGAGTAGATATTTTATCAGCGATTTCTTTTATTCCCGACTTAAACCATTTTTCATAATGACCCTCAAAATTAACTCCCAAGTAATCTTCAACTATTTTAAGCTTATCTTTGTAATCTCCCTCTAACGATTCCTTCCTAAGCTCGCTATTAATTGCCCTAACATTTTCTAGCTCAACTTTAATAACATTAGCATTTTCAATTTGAGTATCTAAAAATTGGATTATCTTGTCGATAAAATGGCATGAATTATAAATATTTCCTTTTGAGTCTCTTATTTTAATGTCTGTCATAACCGCACGCTTTGATTTTGGCGAGGCTAATCGTGCGGGATTAGCCCCATAAAAATATAAATCCGCTCGCACCAGATTTAAAAGGATAGCATACTTCGTTTTTCACAGTTGTATCTTATCGAACCGCTTGGCTTTTCGCTATCCAGTGATGAAGCTATAAACAGCAACCGCATTCTTGAGGAAATACGAATTTATAGCCTCATCACAAGTAAGCGAAGAGGGGATATGAAACCCCTCTTGCCGAAATATTAACCCTTTTTACTAAAAAACAATATGAAAAATTATTTTTTACCAATTTACAAACCCAAATTAATAAATCAAGCTATTTTTGTCTTTTAATTTTATCGCAAATTGAGTCAACATTTTCGTGTATTATTTTTGCCAGCAAGCAAAAATTGACAAATAAATAGATTGCGAACAAATGTGAGTCAGTTAATAAAAGCGCTAGCCCTAGAGCTAAATTTAATAAAAATGAAATATATTTCATATTAATTTTCAAAGTTGGTTGATAAATGATAAGTGCAATTCTTACACTTAACTCTAAATTCATTAATTTGATTTTGCGCATGCTTTATTGCTACGGCATCAAAATCAATTTGACGGGCTAATTGCTCATTTTTATCGCTTAACTCTTTTAATCGTGTTTCTAATTCGATTTTATCGATATTATCCAGCGCTTTACAATTAGTTTTGTATTTATGCAAATCCAAAATGTAAATTATTAAAATTGCGGTGGCTATAACGGCGCAAAGCATTATAAATTTTTTGTTGTTGTTGTTGATTCTCATATTTTATTTAATTATTTTAAGTTAATATTTGACATTCACTAATATCAAATTCTTTTCTAAATTGTTTCATAAAACCGCCACCAATAATATCAGTTAATAAAAGTGATAAATCTGGAATATAATGCCCATTAGGATTATAACCGTAACCTTTTATTTTAACCGATTGCCCTTTAATCGGTATCAACTCTATACCGTATCCTTTTATTTTTTTAAAAAACTTATCTCCCGATAAGTCAAATTCTAAATCAATAAAATCATCTAGAGACAAGGCACTAAAAGATAAAAAATGACTTACAAGACCAGATCTAGATTCTGAACATTCTGAACTTAATTGAAGACCGTTATCAAACTCAATATGACGAGAATCTACCTTTATTACTTTTACTTTATTCATATTTTTTTATTTTAAGTTAAATAATTCTCGAATAAAGGCGGGCAAATAACCAGCCAAAAACCAGATGATAAAAATAATTATAAACATTAAAAATATATCAATTATTAATTTCATAATTATTTTAAGTTAATATTATCGCAAGAAACATCGTAATATTTCGGGCAAGCGTAGTTATAATAAGTCTCAACCGTTAGTTTATTACTTTTGTTCGTGTAGAAGTGCGAAAATAAACTAAGCGTGATAATTGAGAGCAAAAAAAAGATTTTAACCATTTTTACCTCCGAGTAATTCGGGATTTTCAAAAATATTTCCGATAACTTCGCAAGAAGTATAAGCGCAATTATCCAAAGCATCCCATCTGCCCTTGTTAATAGCATCGTTTAACCACTTTACTTCCTTTAAATAGTATCTTTGGTTGCCTTCATAATAAATTTTTAAAATATCTGATTCAAAAATCTCTTTCCCGTTTTTGTCGTGTAAGCCTGTGAATTGAACCCTAGCAATTAATCTATAATCTTTCAATAATGGCTCATTTTCCAAAACCATAAATTGATTACCTGCTTCAATTTCATCAAGCGTAAATATTGCGGTGACAAAATTTGTTTTTGCTGGATTTGACCAAATGTATTTGAATTTAATTTCTTTAGACATTTTGCCCCTTTTTTAAAGTTGCTATACCGTTAGCATCAGCGATTCGTTTAATTTCCCGCTTAGTAATTGTAAAATGATAATTATTGCTTTCGTCAATTAAAGATTTTGTGCCACCTATGCTACCTTTTCTAAGCTTAAGGGCTTCTTTTACTTGTGTTTCAACTGTTATTTGTAAAGTTGATTTGTGTTTAAGTTTAATAATCATATTATTTTAAAATTGTATTAGTATTAAGTGGGCGAAAATTATCGCTAAGAGAGTAAAAAAGCCGTATTTATAAAGTCTTTGTTCTGTGTCTCTGCGTTCCCGTAGTTGCTTGCTTTTTTGATTAATTTTGAGTTTATTTTTATCATAATAATCTCTTGCATCTTCATTTTTTTGTTGTCTTGTTTTTATTTTTTTCATATTTTTTAAGTTAATTGTTAATATTTCCGATCTGAAGTAATTTATTTACCCCTTTCGAATAAATTTTCTTCTTAAATTCAATTGCTGAGTAATTTTTTGGCAATTGATTTATTTTTCTTTGATATTTTGTGATTAAATTATAAAGTTTTGCCAATTTTTCCAATTCTTTAAAAGACATAAAATTTAAGTTAATTGTTGATATTCCAGACTTCCGCAATTACTGCGTGAAGCTT